CTACAGCAACGTCATAGCACTTTTCGAGCACGCCGAACCATTCATCAAGGGAGTTCGAGAAGTGAGCGGGAAGGCCACCTATTACCAAGACCTTGAGGCGATGGTAAAACGTTGGGAAGCCCGACCTCTAAAGCTCAACAAGAAGAGAAAACCTTGAGTCTTCCCTGCCCGGGGCCGGGATACTCTCACCTGTCGCACACCTTCTGCTCCACTCTCAATCCCGCCAGTTCATGATTGCCAGTTCGCCAGTCACAGCGGCCGGCCCCTTCCTGGGGTTGGCAGTGCTGAAGGATCAGCGCCCCAGCTGTTACAGAGAGCCCGCCCCGTGCGGGCTTTCTGTTATTGCGACACCCTTTCACCTGGCATTTACACGACAGGGAGTACGTTCATCCTACTCCTTTGAAGAATTCCCATTCGGCCCGCACATAAGCGGGCCATTTTTTTGCCCGCGGCTATGCTTTCCATTCCCTCTACTGGAGACCAAGCAATGCCACCCCCTGAATACTCCCTCCCGGACACTCTGGAACGAATCTACGAGAACCAGCTGGCCCTAGAGGCTGCGCTTATGGAGCTGACCTTGCTCGTCGAGAGGCAGGGCTACGTCGAGGCCGGTGAGAATGTACGTGGCGCCCTGGCGACGATCGGCGAGAACGCCGGACATATCAAACAGGGGCTCGCAAAACTTAAGCAAAGGCCTAATGCGTAGCAAAAACCCCGGAGGATGTTATGGGTGAGGAATCCGAAGTAATTTACGTTGCTGATCTCGCGCGAATCCTCGGCAGAACCGAAGCGTCGGTCAGAGAGGGAATACGCCGAGGAGTAACGTGGCTACCCAAGGGTTTCAAGATGGGAATCAGGCATTGCTGGTTGAAGGCCGACGTAATGCAGTTTTTGACGGACTACAGGGACGGCAGGGTTGAGAACAAGCCTGCAAGAATGGGCAGAAAGAGGCAGATGCCACCTACACTGCAGAGCGTCAGTTGAAGCGGGATTTGGTACAGCCAAAGCGCAACGCGAATAAGCAGAAAAGGTAGGAGACCGAATGATCGATCAATGCGAAATAGTCTACATACCAGATATAGCAAAAATGCTTGGCCGAAGTGAGTCCTCAATCCGATCTGGACTTCAGACAGGGGCTGCCTGGCTACCTAAAAGCTTCAAAATGGGAAATAGAATTTGCTGGCTTAGATCGGATGTCATGCAGTTTCTAGTCGATTGTCGGGATGGCAATATCCAGACCAAGCCTAAAAGGCCTGGAAGGAAGCGGCAGGTTCCCCCAACACTGAAAAGTATCGGCCGTTGATCAGTTGGCCATAACGTCCAGCAGGGCGATGCTAGGATTTAACAGTGGCGCGACCTCTTTCCAAGCAATCTACAAGGCGCTCGCTGCGCAGATCGACGAGGTCGCGCCTCATCTTTGGATATCAAGCGAATGAGCAAGACTCCTGTTCAGCCGCGATTTATTAGGGCTTTTCAGGCACCCGCCTATCTTGGAATGTGCCGAGACGTCTTCAACAAAACCGTTCGGCCCTATGTGCGTGAATTTCCGATAGGCCAGCGAGGCATCGGCTTTGATCGAAACGAACTCGACCAATGGGCGGATGCGTACATCGCCACGCACTCCGTAGCTAAAAGACCAAAGATAGAAGTATCAGCGCGCCCTATCGGCAATCTCACCCGCAAACCGAAAACTTCAGAAGAATTTCAAAAGCTGGTAGAGGACATTCTTGGGAAGCCCTCGGAAAAGCTTGGTCGCCGTCAGCGGACGCGGGAAAAATAAACATCGTCGACTACCAAAAGCCGCCATCTTCGTCGGCAAGGATCAAACATGGCTACGGCATTTGGCGCCGATCGTTTCCTGCGCCTCGAAGAGGTGCTCCATATCATTGGTTTGAGCCGTAACACGGTTTATCGAAGGATCAGAGAAGGAACCTTCCCCAGACAAACCCGAATCGGCGCTAATTCAGTTGCTTGGCGGCAATCAGAGATAGATAAATGGATGCTGAACCCGTTACCGTTGACGGATGTGTAGGCCGGCGCGACCACCTGTTCAGGGAAACCCAGCAACTGCTGATGGAGCGGAAGCGGGGACAACAGTCCTTACATATGCCTGACAAGCACGCAGCGCGATCACGGCGTTATCCCCGTCGTCGGTGATGGCGATAATTCGTTGAGCATGCGCTGGGTCAAGTTGGGCTCGACGGGCTGCATGAACCACGCCGACGGCGCCGGCGGCGGCAGGCACGTCGCAGCCACTGGCTGAATCCTCGGCAAGGAGGACTGACAAGCGCACATCAGCAGTGGCAAGGCGATCGCGCAGAAGAGCCTGGCTACGTTGGGCATCGGATAATTCCTTGGTGTGTTGTTGATCCTGGGCTGCGAGCTTCTGCTCTGTGGCCAGGCGATTGTCCTGCTCGCTGCGGGCCTGGGCTGCTGCGGCCCTGCTGATTGCTGCAAGGTCATCCTTGTGCAGGCCGGCCTGCTCGGCGAACTGCTTGCCCATGCGCCAGTCCTGAACCTGCCAGGCGCCGGCGGCGCTGACAGCCATCGCCAGCAGGATGGCGGCAAGGAACTGCCCGGGCGTCATGCCGCCCCCAGAAACATCGCCCGCTCAGCCAGGCGACGCTTGGTCAGTCCGGCCAGCACCTGGCCGCCGGCCTTGTTCCAGCGCGGAAACTGCTCGGCAGCTCCGGCGTAGTCACCGGCATTCAGCAGTTTCAGTAGCGTCGACGAACCTAGGTTGGCGGCGCCCAGGTTGTAGGTGAAGCTCATGAGCGCATCCCACTGCGCCTGATTTAATGGGACCTTTACCAGTCGCTCGATCTCAGGCTCAAACCGCCCAATGTCGTTCACCAGCATCCGCTCGGCCTGCTCGCTGGTGATCGTCATACCGGCAGTGATTCCGCGTGTCGCGCCGTAACCGATGGTCCAGACGCCAACCGAGTCTTGGTAGGACTTGAGGCGTAGTCCTTCGAACGACTTGATGAGGCTCACGCCCTTTTGCGATGTGCGCATGCTTTTCTCCAGGCAAAAAAAATACCCGCTCATGGCGGGCAACGGTCCACACGCTGCACGAATCTGAACAGCGCTTCTAAGAAATCGGTTTTGCAAATACGATCGGAACAAAAAAGCTTGTTGAGTTACTCACGCCGATAACATAAGGCTCCAACCTATTATTACCGTAGTTCCAGACGACGTATAATTTTGAGGCGCGAGTTGAGTTACCAGCAACATCCATGCCGATATTATTAATCATCACATAGTCGCCGGTATCCAGAGGCGAATATGCCGTCCAGTTCGAGCGAGTGGTGCCTTGACCAGTACTGCTTGAGCCGAGATAAGTCCAGCTTCTAATAGTCCTAGTGAATTGTGCGCACGGGGTTCCACTATCAAATAGAAGACCACCGGCGCCATCCCATAGCCTCAGTCCGTAAGTTGCCATTTCCCTCGATTTGAAAGCGGCACAAAAATAGCTGCCTGCGCCCGAAGATACAAAGGAAAACCCCGTCCAGTTCCCCGGCCCACCGCTGATGGTGGTGTATTGCAGCGTTGTTGTGCCATCGGGACGAACAAAGACAAGGGGCGGCTCTTGGGTTGTAATAGGCGGAGAAAAAGCGGCGCCGCCCGAATACCTGCCAGACTGAAGAACAACAAGACGTGAAAACTCTGAATCAAGAGCCACCACGTCGCTGTTGTTTTTAAACTCTAAACCATACGCCATCTACCTGTCCTTCATAACTAACAAACGCTGAGGACCAAGACCAACAATACCATTGGGTGCAGCCCTATTACCAAACCACACAGTCACGCCACCGTTATAAACCTCGGGCTCGTACTGGATCGCATAGTTATTCTGAGCGTTAGGATCTTGAGGATAAGCACCAATCGGGATGCAAACTGCCGAATGTGTAGCAGGCGTAACCCCGGGAATGGAAATGCTAATGTAGCGATTGCCACCAGTGATAAACGCCACCACGGCAGAGTAAACAATCCTGACCGTGAATGAATTCTCATCCAGTTCCAACTTCCCTGTCGGTCCCCAGATCCTCATCCCGAAACTCATGCTGTCAGATCTCCGAGCTGAACCCGCTTAACGTTGTTTTCGTCGTAGACCTTGATCGCCCGATTCGTCATCGTCAGGCGCCCGCCGCCCGGTGCGGGCCCGTTGAACTCCAGGTTCCCCGCTTTATCCAGGCGCCACCCCTGAACCCCTGTCACGAAGTCATCGGACTGCAAGGCTTGGCCAATCTTCAGCATGGTGATGCTGCCGTCACGGATGAAGGCCGTATCGATGTAGGCTGCGTTGTCCTGCACCACGAACGGGTAGAAGACGTTCGTGGTATTTGGATCGACAATCGCGAACCGGCTCGCAGCAATCAGCACCTGGCTGGTGATGATCCCCTCGTTGTTTTCGACCCCGACTCCAATGCCCGCAAGATACGGCTTTCCGTCCACGGTGAGCTGGGTCTTGATGCTGTACATCGCGGCCAATTCGGTCTTGAGAGCCTCGATCTCGATTTGGGCGCCTCCACCGGAATCGATCTTCTCCAGCAGGTGTTGGCTCAGCTGCGTCTCTGAAATCTGATCAGTCAGGTAATCCAGGATAGGGCCGGCATCAGATGACGATTGGCCGTTAACTGGGCCGTAGAAGGCGCCCATGTTGCCGATGCGATCCACCAGCCGCGCCCAGAAGAAGAAACGCTTGCCGGCGGCCAGGCCCATGATCGTCAGGTCCGTCTGCGGGTTTGCGTAATCACCAAACTTGACGGCGCTCGCGATATCGGTGGTCTCGCTGTACCAGATCTCTGTGCGTTGCAAGTCAGCGGTGCTCAGGTCTTGAGGGATGGTCCACTGCAGTTTGATGCCGAACACAATCGACTGGGCCGTAAACGAGGATACCGTCGGTGGTGGTGTGGTCTTGCCGTTAAGCACGGTCTCGGCAGAGGTGGCAAACACCGACCCGATGTCGAGCGAATTGATCGCCCGAACCTTGGCCACGTAGCGCCCGGCGTAGATTCCGCTCACATCAATCGACGTGGTTCCCGTGCGGCCCGCAAAGATCCAATCCCCATCGTTTTTGCGCCAGTAAACCTCGTAGGCGATGGCTGCTTCGGGCTTCTCCCAGGCGATCGTCATTACGCTGATTGCGCTGCCCTGGTCAACGAAGTGGTCATTGCTCACGGTGACATTGCCAGGCGGCGGCTGGACGCTCGGCGGAATCACAGTCACTGGCGGCTGTTCAATCCGGCTCCCGTTATCGATCGCGCTGTACTTGCTGGAGTTGTGGCGGACGGCAGTGATGCTGAACTTGATCTCGGTATCGGAAAAGTCCTCAACCACCGACATGACGCGAAACTGCTGCACCGCCAACGTTGGCGAGTCGATCGCCCACATCGAATGAGTAGGCGGCAGATCTGTCAGCGGCTCAGCCAGCACCACCTGCTGTACATCCGACGGGAAACCGGTGGTGTCCAGGGTGATATTGCCGTTGTCCCAGGTGATGCCAGTGCTGTCCCAGGTCAGCGGATAGCCCACGGACTTGATCGCCCGGGAGATCGCCTTGCCGTTCGGCATGATCAGCGTGATGGCGTCGCCCGGGTACGCGGTCACATCGGCATCGAGGACCAGCGTGTCCAAAGTGGAAGATCGCAGGCGCCCACCAATGCGCCGACCTGCCCGGTCGTTGTCTGCGATCCGGATAATCTGCCCTGGGCGTGCCAGGGTGCCGTCCAGGCCCACCGAGAACCCCACGCTCTCCGTTTCCAGCCGGTTGGTAAGCAACGCCCACTTACCGATCCGCTGGGCCTGCGCCTGGGATGTGCAGCCCGTGGCGGTGATTTCGGTCTGCTGAATGCCGTAGCGGCTGATCCCTACCTGATCATCAACATACTCGACCTTCTGCCGGTAGAAGTCTGTCGGGTCGTTCCAGCTAACCAGGGCGACGGTATAGCGAGTTTTTTTCGAAGATCCGAAGTAGCTGAACTTGCCGTCGATGACGTTGGCATTTGAATAGGTGTAAACCGGGTCTTCTGGCATGTCGCAAATAGCGGTAACCGAACCACCAGCCCAGTACGCCATCCCCCGGAATGCCGTGGACAGGTCCTGCAGCACCCGCAAGGCGTCCGCGCGCACCGACAGGTACAGATTGCAGGTGAAGCGTGGATGAGTGCCACCCTTGCCATCCGGAACCAACTGATCGCAGTACTGGCCGATCCGGTAGAGCTCCCACTTGTCGACCTGGCCAGCATTCAGGAGATGGCCCAGGCCGTAGCGGAAGTGCAGCAGCAGGTCGTAGAAGATCCACGCCGGGTTATCGGTCCATGCGTTCTTGAAGCTGCCGTCCCAAACGCCAGAATAGATACGTGTGGCGGGATCGTAATTGCTCGGCACCCGGATAATCCGCCCGTACAAATCGAATGAGCGTGTCGGGATCGACTGGAACTGTGAGGCGTCGAACTGAACACCAATCATCGCCGAGCCCGGATAGCGCAGCTTCGCGTCGATAACTTCGGTGACTGCGTCGATGGTAGTGGTGTCGGCGATCGCTGAGCTGGTCGAGTTTGGCGTGGTCCTCACCACGCGAACCTGCCACCCACTGTTGGCCGGGGGAAGATCCACACGGTGGGAGCGCTCGTACTTGGTCGACGTTTTCCCACTGAACGACGAAACGACCATTGGCACATATGGGCCGCCATCGGTGGATAGTTCTACCCGGTAATTCACCGTGTAGCCGTTTGTGTCACCGTTCGAGGTGTTTGTCTGAGCAAGACGAGGCACGGAGATACGGACACGCTCTGCCGACAGCTGTAGGTTGGTCACAGCCCGAACCCATGGCTGGTCGTAACGAAGCTCTACACCGACACCTACCTCGCTCTCCACTGCAGGGAAACCAGGAATATGCACCTGGTCCTGGCTGCCAGTACGAACGTCGAGCGTTACTCCGCTGAAGTTCAACGAGCCATCAGCATTGGCTAGCGGCGTTTCGCCAAGAAACACGGAGCGCATGCCGTCCGCCAAGCCAACAATTTCGCCCTCGCTCACCAGGTCGAGAATCCGGGCGTACGCAACGCTTTGCAGGTTGTCGGGGGCCTCAACTGACGGGCGCGGCTTATCCTCGCCGCCCTTGCTGCCGGCGATAGCTAGATTGGTCATGGCTTTCCTTCAGGCGAAAAAAAAACCGCTCAGTGGCGGGCCTGGTGGTGGATACACGCTTACATCTGGTCTTCGGAATAAATGCCGGCGCTGATTACCGCGCTTCCAACGATCATCCGGCCGTACAGCAGTGGCACAGGGTTACCCTGAACGCTTGTGTTCACCGGCCCGTTGAAGCTGTAGCTTGGCCTGTTGTTGGGCCCGTCCTGCGTACCAAGGCCTTTGGCTTGAGGGCTGAGCATTTGCATGGCACCGCCAATTGTGAGGCCGATACCGAGTTGAACCGCCCAGGTTTGGCCGAAGTAACTACCCACGGCTATGAGAACAACCCCAACTACCGTCTGAATAAGGCCTGCACGTTTAGATCCTGCGATTACCGGAACGATACGAATCACATCTCGCCCTGTCGGCTTCCCCAAATCGTCCTCACCGATGTTCTGCCTGCCATTAAATATGGCGTAGCGCAGCCCTTTGGCTGAGCTTTCCATCATGTGCTGCTCAAACCCAGGAAACTGCTTGAAATACCCGGCAACATCACGGAACCCGCCGGCGGTTGTGATCCGATGGCGACGGCCAAAACGCCGGCCAAGAGACCCTGACAGCAGGACGGTTTGCATCTTTTCGAATGACTGCTCCATGTTTCCTCCGGGTAATAAAAAAACCGCCCGGAGGCGGCTTTTTTGTCATTGCATGGTGGGGGATAAATCCAGACTCATCGCTGAGTCTATTGATATCCGGAATTTTTTGGTTGCGCCTGATCTTATGCTGGTCTCACGCTCTTTCAGGCCGCTTCCACAAGTGGATACAGAGATGATGTGTTCTCCGGGCGCAACGCGGAATTTTGCAGTTTCTCCGGTGCCAACCTCCGCGGCTCGAACACCATCAACACTTACGGTGCCATTGCATCCGGAGCCGACGAACCCCTTATCCCTGGTGACCACAAGGAACGATTCGCCGGGGACCGAAGTTTGATAAGCAAAAAGCCTTTTTGACGGGACCGGGCTCGCTTCACCGGACGGAACCGGCGAAGAAGCGCAACCTGCCAGAAGCAAGACTGTCGCTACCCCCAAAAAAATACGCATATCGTCAACTCCATGTGATTTGGCCAGACGATAGCATTTTGATCAGGGCTTGGCGTCCTGGTGCCGCCAGTAGCCGACCGTGACCTCGGACCAGTAGCCACCGTACACATCGCGCTTGCTGTCGCGGTTGTAGAGGTGGTGCAGAATCGACCCGGGCGCGGGGTAGTGTTCGGGCTCGGTCTTCAGCACGCCGTCGGCCAGGTAGATTGCCGCGTGGTTGGGAACCGGTGAGCGGATCTGCATCAGTACCAGGTCGCCGTGCTGCAGCGTCGAGACTTTCTCGAAGCCGGCGCCGGGCAGATTGTCCAGATACAGGTTGCCACCCTTGTCCCACCAGCCGTCCTCGCGCTCATAATTACCAAGATCGATACCCATCTCGCGGCGGTAGAAGTCGAGGATGATGCTCAGGCAGTCGCTGACGCCGTGGGCAAAGGTCCGGCCAATCAGCGGAGCCTCGTACCCGACCGGAGCAAAACTCACAAGCTCGCCGGCGCGCACCACGGTGTCGTCTCCCTTTCGCACCTCCAGGATGTGCCATGGCAGGCCAGATGCCTCACAAGAGATGCGGTCGGCCTCGCTGGGTGCTGCTGGGTAGTCCGGGTGGCTGTGCACCACCGCAAGGATGGCGCCACGGTCCTCGGCGGCGGCGTAGTCCTCGGGCGCCAGGCGGAAATGTTCGCTGGGAGTCGAGGCAGTGTTGCGGCATGGCACGTAGACCTCCTTGCGGCCCTCGCGCACCAGCAGTCCGCAGCACTCGCGCGGATACTCGGCAACCGCATGCGCCTCGATTGCAGCCTTGCTTGCTTTGTTCATGGATTAAGCCCTGATCAGGCCGGCGGCCGGGAACGATCCGTACGGCAGCGGGTTGTTTGCGCCGAAGCGAAGCTTGCAGCTGGTGAGCCGTCCGCCACACTTGTCCTTCGCGGCATCGGTGACGATGATGTCGTTCTCGTCTGCCACCGGCGGGCCGTTGTACCCGCAGTACGGGCCGCGATATCCGCCGCAGGAAAGCCACCAGCAGACGTTGGCCACAATCTGGCGGCGCGGCAGCTGGACGCCCTGAAAGTCCAACGCAGATGCCAGTTCGAACTGCACCACCTCGTTGTCTTCTGAGGCCTTGCGCTCGACGTACCAGATGTCCGGCGGCAACTCCTCCTCAGGATCTGCCTCGGGCTGCCCGTCCAGGTACTTGCCCAGCGTGCGGTGCCGAATCAGCTTTGCCCCCACCAGGTCCTCGAAGTACAGAACCAAGGCAGTGATGAAACCGCCGACGTTACCAACCGAAAGCGTTGGAGTTGGCTGGACGCCCTGCCCCGTCATTTCAAACCCGCCGGCCTTGATTGGCCAGGGCGAATATTCCAAACCCTGCCAAAAAATCGAAGACTCCTGCGGGTATCCGTGGAACCGGTAAAGCTCAGCACCCAGCGACGTGGCGTCGAGCTCAAAAAGCTCCACCCACGCGCCGGGCTCCAGGGTTTGGATGTCGGCCGTGATCGGCATGCGGTTTCCTCAGGCAATAAAAAACCCGCTCATGGCGGGTATCGGTGTTCGGTAGCGGGTCAGGTTGGCGCGACCGGGCGCTTGCTGCTGTCGGGAAAGTCCGGGTTGGTGTCGGTCCACTTACGCAATGCCAGCCAGTAAGCCTGCCACTGCCCCGCTGTACCAGGAATGTCCGCTTCGCCATACTCGATGGCCGTTACATTTTGCTGGGCCAGGGGCATCTGTTCTTCTCGCCATGCATTCTCTACAGGCACCAACTTGGCATTGATCGTCTCCTGGGTAATAGACCAAGAGCCATCTGCCTGGGCGGTGTAGTCCGCCGAGTCAGGCCTTGGCCCTGACATTTCAATCCATCCCTCATCGGGGCCTTTGTCGGTCTCATCAACCTCAACAAGGTTTGAACCCACCTTTGAGTAATACCTGATCATGTAACCGCCCCTTTAAGCTTCCACACTTTGACTCGACAAGGCGCCGAAGTAGTGGGTGTTGTGGATGTGGTGCCGTGGCCACCACCGAGCAGATTACTTGCGGTTGCTACTGAGCTGGTGCCTGTCTGGACAATCACTTTGTCCGAGGGTAGAGATTGAGCTGCAATAGCTCCATACGTGCTACCTCCAGTCCCCGTATTACCATCCCACCCCGGATCACTCCATACGCCACCGACAAGAAGATCTATTTGAACAATCACGTGAAACCCTGGAAATGGGTTGTCCGTGATGTACCTCGCGTTGGTTGCAATGGTTGCAGGATTTGCTGCGCTTCCGCCATTCGGGTAAACGATCGCGAAGTCAGCTTGGGTTGATCCCAACTTCCCATCAAGGGCAGCCTTTAAATCAGTTTGGTTAGAAAGAGTTCCCGTTACAGTCCCCCATGCCGCTCTGGGGGTAGTCCAGGCTCCCCAGGTTCCTGCATATTTCCAACGAACACACTGCTCCACACTGTCCACAATGCTACGCCAGGTCTGTATCGCGAAGTTTTCGCCGTAGTTGTCATGGGTAAGATATCCGTCGTTCCTTGCGTCCACGCCTGGGAAGACTTGCCCAACCCATCCGGCCGCCGCCGTGGCATACCGTCCGTTGTTCAGGGCGACGTTCGCATCTGTGATTACAGTTGGAGCAATTGCTCCGTTGCCACCCTGAGACACAGACAGCGGGGTAATTAACCCGGAAAGAGATGTGATGTCGCTGTTTGCCCCCTTGTTGGCCTTGTTCGCAATAGCAGTCGACAAATCGGTTAGCTGTTTCTGCAGCTTCCCAAACGCTACCAAAACCGAGTCCGTCGCTAGAATGGCTGTGCCGGTGAGCAGAGAAAGCCCAGAAAGTGCGACACCCAAAACTCTTGCGGCGGTGAAATACCGATTGGTCGAGCCCTCCGGAAGACTGTCGGTGTTATCCGGACCACCGCCGGACGCACCCTGCAGCACCCATTTAGAATCAGTAGCGTCCCAAATGTAGCGCTGCACATCCGATCCCACGCCTGCATCCACGTCAGCGTAATCACCCGCAACAGGTGTTGTGACGCCGGCCTGTAAAGCAGCGAGCGTAACGAAAGTTCCTCGATAGTGCCCAGGCTGCAAGCCGGCCAGCTTGTTTTTTTCGCCGGTCGTAAAGTCCTCAGTGCTGAGCCCTTTTCCGACTTGCTTGTCCACCTTCCCATCAGCGGTAGACTGGGCGGCAGCGGTCCGCTGGTCGAGCTCTGCGAAGTTGGCATTGATGACCTGGCCACCTGAACGCAGATCCTGCCCAGTTCCGTCGTTCGGCGCCGAGCCAATGTTGAGAGGAACAATGCTCATGGATGGAATGCCTGTTCGAAAGTTGCAGTCAGTGAAAAGATGTCAGCCCCGAGGGGGGAAGTCTGGTAGCTATCGCAGCGAAACAGCCCCTGGGCGCCCAAGGGTGGCGTCCAGTAGAAAGGATCGGCGCCGGCGCGAGCGTCCAAGAAGTTTTTGATCAGGAGGATCTTTTCCCGACCGCCGACGAACGTTAACGGCCAGGACTCCGATCGATTGTTTATGCCGTCCTTCGCGCGCTGCTCGTAGCCATACGCGAACTTTGCCGACTTATTTCGAAAACTTGTCGTGCCCACCGGCTCTACCTTCGGGCACCACGTGAATACCTCAATGGCCATATTTCATCACTCGGCAAAAAAAGAACCCCGCCGAGGCGGGGTCTGATCAGCGACCGTTGATAGCCGCCCAAATTTGGCCGCCCGGCTTCAGATCTCTGGCGATCTGCTCTTGGGCTCCAAGTTTTGCAGCCTTCGCATATGCCTGCGCTACAGCCTGGCCCTGGGCGTCATCCGGTGATCCATTGCCGGAGTCCTGAACCATGATGGTCTGCTGTATCGTCACGCCAGATCCCGGTGAAGCACCCGCGCCCGACCCGTTGGCGAGACCCACGTATCCGCCGTCGGCATATCCGCGCTTGTTCAGGTTCACCAGGTAATCTTTCATGCCCGGCTTATCGACCACCTCCTTGCGGATCACCACCTCGCCACCGTGAACGATACCGGCCGGTTCGAACTTCCCACCTGGGCCGGTGTAGCCACCGCCATCGAACCCGTACTGCGAGGTGTAGCCCGCGGCTGTGCTGCCGGCGGAAACCGGTGCACTGCCTCCGCCGAATGCTCCACTGACGGCGGCGCCAAGAGCGCTGCCCGCAATGCTGCTGAACACATTCGAAGCCGCGGATTGCAAGGCCATTTTGGTAATCATCTTGGCGAAGCTCTTGGCCACATCGCCAAAGCTCTGATCAGCGCCAAAGGCCCAATCTACGGCGGCATCGGTCAATCCGTCGTACAGCGACGTGAATGCTGACCTCGCCTGACCAGCAACATCCCGGGCCTGGTTGAGGTAATTGTCGAACGCGGCTGAGGCGCCCAGCTGCCAGTCGCTGCGTGCAGCGTCTTCGTCCTCGTAGTACTTCGTCTGCATCGCCAGGCGCTGGTCGAGCGCCGATTTGAGCGACTGCGTTTCCTTGTCGTACAGCTCAGTGCTGAACTGGTCCTTGTTGCTCTTGTTGTAGTCCGAGGTCAGCTTGTCCATCTGCGACTGGTAGGACTGCTGAATATTGCGCTGCTCCTGCAGGCGCTTGCGCTGCTCATCGCCCAAGCCGATGCCGGCCAAGTTGTTGTCCAGGCCCTGCTGCGCGCTGGAAAGCTGGCTTTTCAGATTCTCATCGAACGCCGCGAGCTTGCGGCGGGTTTCCAGCCCCTTTTCACGAAGTGTGTTCTCGGTTTCGAGCGCAGCATTGCGCTTGAGCTGGGCGGTGATCAGTTCCTGGTTGGCCAGCAGCGACTGCTGTTCGGCGGTGAGAATCTTCTTGCCTTTGATGTCGGCGAGTTGCTGCTCCCACTCGACCAGCTTTTTCGCATTGGCGCCAAGCGTCTGGCTTGCGGCCGACTGGTCGCCGATCAGAGCGCTTTGCTGCTGAAGAACCGCATACTGCTGCTTCGCCTGGTCCAGCGCCTTGATGCCGGCGTCTTCCTGATACTTTGGCGTCTTGGCGGCCTTCGGGTCCTTGTATTTGTCGTTGATGGCAGCGATGTCTTTCGCCTGCTGCTCAGCGGAGATCAGCAGGGAATTGTCACCTTTGGCCTTGGCCTGAGTGACCCGACGCTCTACCAGCAGACGGTAATCCGCCAGCTCGCGCTCACGCTTTACAGAGTTGCTCTCGGTTTCCTTGCGGAGTTTGTCCAGCTTGAGCTGGTCGTCCAGCGCGGCTTGTTGCTGCTGCTGGGCGTACCCTTTGGCAGCGGACCGCCGATCCTGCTCAGCCTTGAGCACCAGTTTCTCGGTTTTCTCACGCTCCAGCGCTTCTGTGCGGAAGCTGTCATCGGGCGTCAGGTTGCTGAGCGGATCCGACGGCTTGCCGCGAGCGTTGCGCTTGTTACGCAAGGCCGCGCTCTCGGCAATGGCGTTCAGTTGCTCATCGAGTTTGGCGATCTGCTGGTCGAGGGTTTCTTCTCGCCCAACGTTTAACGCCGCATCCCACGCACCCTTGGCAGCGCTCTTGACCGCGCCCCAGCTCGCTTCGAGGTAACCGAGATTCTGCTTGATGGACGTGGACGTCCGATTCAAGCCGTCCTCATAGGTTGCCGTCGCCAGCGCGGCGGCTTCCTGAGTCCTACCCTGCTCCTGCAACGACTTGATGTTTTCGTACGTGGTCGCCGTCAGGAAGTTCATCGACTCGTTGAGTTTTAGAATCTCCGCAACTGGGTCCTTGGCGATCTTCTTGAAGTTATCGACCGTCGTACTGGCCGCGATTCCGGTCGCCGACTCGTATTTGATCGCCGCTTCGGCGATGGACTCGAACGCTTCTACCGGAATTCGGGTAGTCGCTGCCAGTTGCGCCAAAACCTCGGAGGCCTTACCGACAGTGCCAGCAACACTCGACACCTGGCGTGCCATCGAAGCCAAGTTGTTCGCAGTGGTGCCGGCAGTGTTCCCGGTCCCCGCAAGCGACGTGTTGAACGCGGTGGCCTCGTCGGAACCCTGTTTGTAAGCCAGGGCCAGAACGGCCGCCGCAGCCGCCGCAACGGTGAACGGGTTCACCAACCCCAGCACATAACCGCCCAGAGCCTTGGCAGCCGGCACAACGCCGCCGAACATGTCCTTGAGCTGGCCGCCCTGCTGGAGGAAAACCGTCAGCGGATTCTGACCAGCCTGCAACGACACGGCGATATCGGTGAACTGAGCCGGCACACCGCGCAGGTTCGCAGCGTACTGCTTGGCGGTCTGGCCGTTCTTGGCCATGACGCGGTCAACCTTCTCGACCGCGTCCCGCTGTTCATTCAGCTTGTTGAGGTACAGGGTAAAATCGGCGTTATCCAGCCGACCAGCCGCGCGGTGCTTGCGCAGTTGCTCTTCCATTTTGTCGAGGCGGCCATAGGCCCCGATCACAGGGTCGATCTGGCCGACCAGCTTGTCGAGCTGACCAGCCTGATAGGCCGCTTCCTTGGTGGCCGACTTCAGCGCCCTTTGGGCGCGGTCCATGCCCTTCTCAAAGCCGCCGGTGTTGGCCACCAGATCGACCGTCAGTTGGCCAAGTGAATCAACCGCCATAAATCACCTCTTGACCGACTGCAACAACGCCAAAAGATCCTGCGGCGTTGCCGGTTTTGGCTCTGGTTTCGGTTCTCGATCAGGAAGGAAGTCATCGAACTTCGCCTTGCCGCCGTGCAGGTTGTTCAGGATCGTGGCGAGCAGCGCAAAACCATCTTCAATACGAAGCCCCAGATTCAGCGACCCCTTCTGTTTGGCGTAACGCATCCAGTCCAGGGCTTCCTTGTACGTCAGGTTTTTCTTGGCTTCCGCGATCGTGCGGCCGCCGATGCCGGCGAGGACGATTTCGTGCCAGAACTCGTCCTCCGGTTCGATTTTTTTTCGAGGGTGCCCTCCGGCACCTTGTTGACCTCGCCGATCGCCGCGAGAAGCACGATGGTCAACTGCGCACATAGAGGGCCATGGCCAGTCTCGGCACCGCCTACGATATCGGCGATGGTGAAAACCGGTTTGCCGTCCTTGTCCAGGATGCAGGACGCGATTTGCTGCGCGGCGATGTCAGCGCCTTTGTTTTCAGCATCCCAGCGCTGGGTCACCGAGATGAACGACTCATGGGCGACGTAGACCGTGGCGCTCTGCAGCTGGCCGCCGGAGTGCCACTGGATGTCCTTTTTCACCGACGGAGCGGCAAAAGCGCCGGCGGCTGCCAGCGCTGCGATACTCAGATCCATAGGAAGTCCTTAAACAGAGGTTTTGGCGATCAGTTCGATTTCGCCGGATACCTGAATACCGACGTTGGATTTCACGACATCACCGAGCCCGAACGTGAACGGGAAGGCGTTCATGTAGCCCTCGAAGGTGAGCCAGGTGCGGGTGTTTGGCAGGTCGAAGTCCGCACTGTCGTTGATCAGTGCCCGAGCGGACGCACCGGTGCCGGAACCGCCAGTCAGCGCCACCGTTGGAATGGTGGTGTAGCCGGAACCGGCGTTGGTGATGGTGAAACCGGTAACCTTGCCGTCGGCAATCTGGGCCGTGGCGGTTGCACCAGAGCCGCCGCCACCAGTGATGGCAACGGTAGGGGCCGTGGTGTAGCCGGTGCCCGCAGAGTTCAGCACGATGGCGGCCAGGGAGCCTTCAGCCCCCACCAGCGGCGGGATACCTGATTCGGTATCGAAGTTATAGCCGTCCGACCAGCCCACAACCCACTTGAGCTTGGTGCCAGCCTTCTTCAGCTGGTGCAGCCGCAGATGGGACGGGTTTTTCGGATCGATGTTCAGACCGAACGAGGCCGATCCGGGCTCGGCCAGGCCGGCTTCGTACTCGCGAGCCTTGGATTTGGTGCAGGTCACGTCGATCTGCGCGATCGCGGTGTCGATGCCGTCCAGCGAGGTGAAGCAACCGACGTCAATGACGCTGTTGTCCGCCGGATCGAGCGCGAAAAGCTCCGTACCTTGGGTGTTAATGGTCAATTTGATACTCCCCGATTTCCTGAGAAATCACTGTTTGGCGGGCATAAAAAAACCCGCCGAAGCGGGTCGTTCTTTCTGGTGCGATCTACTGGCTCACAAGCCAGGCGACATCGAAACCTTTTCTGTAGTTATGCGTGTCCTTGTCACGCGCATCAACGCCGAAGCCGGTGACGTATGCACGCTTGGCGATCGCGCCACGCAGGGCTTTCACAACGGCCTCAGCGGATGATGCCGTCTCAGCGTATACGTCCACCTGCAGGCCATATCGATCCGTGTCCGGAACGCCGTTGACGTAGTTGATCGGCGATCCGCTGACGACCTGCCAGACAGCGTAGGGTCGAGGCGTGCCTTCCGGTGCTTCGCCGTGCGGATAAAGCCGGGTCGGGTTGATGCCGAGCAGCGCAGTGACCGCCGGCGCCCCGGCGCACACCGTGAAAATGGGTGCGGTCATCAGTTCACCCCCAGCTTGATCAGTTGGTACTTGGCCGAGCTCAGGAACTCCCTGAACAGAGCCTCGCGGTTGTTGGCCAGCGCCGGTCGGAGAAACGGTTTTGCCCGGTTCTTCTCGGTACCCAACTCAACCCACCACCAATAGAACGTGTTGCCGCCCTTCTGTCCGCGTTTGCGCATACGCACGCCCACAGAAATGATCACGGCGCCGAGCTCTTCGCCCAGAGCCTTACGTTCGACCATGGCCAGGTTGGCCGGGATGAAATTGGCGGTTTCGGGATCGTCGATCCGCGCCGCGCGGTCCTTCGCGTCGAGCAGAACGATATCCATGGCGTCCTTCGCCGCCGGCAACACCACCTTGCGGCGCATTTCTTCGGTCAGAACTTTGAATCTGGCGGACAACTCCTCGGCACCCTTCAGGTTATACGTGACCCAATCAGCCATCGTTCACCCCCGAGGTAACCAGCAGCGTCAGATACTCCTTGCGAGAGTTTTGATCAGCGAGCGGAGGCCCGACGATGCCGCAAACTGTGCCGTCATCCAGCACAACACGCATTGCAGCGGTGATCCCTTCTCGGTAACGAATGACAACCCTGCTTTTTGCCTCGGACTGCCCAGCTTGAGCGGCAATGAAGTCGCGAGCGCTCAAATCCTCGACTGAAGCCCAGACGCTGGCGAAATCAACCCATTGATCGGTCAGTTGCTCTCCGGTTACAGGATCCTGCGACGTAAGCTTGTGCTGGATGCGAACCCGATGCCTCAGTTTTCCGGCCTGCATTAGAAGCGCTTCCTGTACCAGAGCAGCCTGTCGACTGCGAGAGGAACGGCCGAAGGCGCTCCACCCATTACAACGGCCTCGCGGTTTGAGTACCAGTGTCCAACAAGCAGCAATAGGGCCTGCTCTACATCCCGGGTGAGCCCCATTTCCGCAGGGTCGATAGGGTCACCATCCACCAGCTTGCGGTCGCAGTGTTGCTCGACATGCGCCTTGGCCGCTTCGAGGTAGCCACCGATCAGAGCGTCTTCTTCATCGCCATCGACTCGCAGATGAAGTTTCACGCGGACAAGGTCGATCATTTACTTGTTCTCTTTCGGCGCGGCCGGCTTCGAATCCTTCGGTTTGGTGACCTTCGGCTTGCCGTCAGCGCTCAACTCTTCAACCAAACCCTTGCCCACCAGGGTGTGGCCATATTCGTCGTCAGCATCTTCGAAGACCTGGCCACGCTTGACCTTGGGGGATTCGGCTTTCAACAGATCCGCATTCCCAGTGAAGCCCCACAAAGCTTTGATTTTCATGCTGCCTCCAAAAGCAAAAAACCGGCGCTATGCCGGCTTTGTGATGATTACGTGCGATTTAGGACTACTTGGGGAAGTTGCCCTTCACCAAGGCTTCCTTGCGGCGTACGCCGAGGCCCAAACGCTCTTCAGCCAGCAGCGCAACCATGTTTTTGATGAACATGTCGTTGATCAGACCCATCTTGAACAGGTAGGTCATGCGATCGAAGAGGATTGCGGCGCGGGCGAAGTTGGCGACCAGGAACTCGCCGCCATCGTCCGCATCACCCTCGTCCATGCTGTCCGAGGTGATGACCGGGCGGCCCCAGAGGATCGGGGTGACCAGGCCTTGCAGGTTGGCGAACAGATAGCGGTTTTCACCATCCTTCTGCAGCTCGATGTTCATCCAGTCGAGCTCGCTCATCACGACGCCATCAGCGGACAGCTTCGACTGCTTGCGAACCTGGTAGATACCGCGGCGCACGATGTCGATCGAGGTATCGCCAGCTTTGGTCAAGTTGGCGTCGTAGACAGTGGCCTGGGTCATGAGCCCGTTCAGGTTTTCGCCAGTACCATCACCTTTGAGGATCTGGTTTTCCTCTTCAAGTTTCAGGTCATAGCGCAGCAGCTCCTGGATGTACCCCTGCATTTGAGGCACGTCGGACAACGCTTCTTCGGTGACCGGCATCCAGACCGCGATCTTTTTGACGCGGTCGGTTGCCGATTCGAAGGTCACGTTGCTTGTAGGCTTGGTGCCGCCTTCAGCCACAGGCGCGGCGCCGCGGGTATGCAGCAGCTCGCGGAAGTAGGTGTAGTTCTGGCCGGTGACTGGGATTGCGGTGAGCAGGTCGCGAATCCGCAGTTCTTGTCGAATGCCGGGCTGAATGACGGTGTCGTACACCGGCGCAACGATACCTACGCTGGTGACTTTCACTTCCTTCATCGCGGCCAGATCAGACTTGGTGACCTCGATCTCGGCACGGTTCGAAGAGTTCGAAGATAGGGCCTTGTAGCTGTCATCGCTCTTGATCATGTCGATGAACGATTTGCCCTCGCCCGGGCCGCCGCGCAGCTTGACGCCCTTCTGCTCCAGGTCCTGGACCTGGTCGATGACCTTTTGCAGATCGCCCTTCTGGTCTTCGATCTGCTTCTTCAGGTCGCCGGTGACCTTATTGCCTTTCTGGACTTCGTCCATGGCTGCATCGTATTTCTTTTGCAGCCCTTCGAAGCCGCTTTTCAGCTGCTGATCAAGGGATTCTTTCAGTTCTTTTACTTCGCTCATGGCGATACTCCGAAATGGTGGGTGAACAGGTTGGAAATGTCTTTCAGCTCATCCACGATCGCCGTGGCCTCGCTGCCGCCATCACGGCGTAGCGCGGTATAGCCGAGCGAAGCGACTGCTGCCGCTTCCTTCTGCGAGAGCCCCACGCGTTCGCGCAGGGCCTTCTCGAAAAGCCTGATGTCCGACTTGACGCTGAGGACTTGAGCCTCAGGGTTCATGCCAAACGGCACGAACGAGGCTTCCCACAGCTCAGCGGACTTGATGACGCGGACCTGACGTCCGGCGCGCTGCTGAAAGTCTGCTTCCAGGGTGTTGAAACCGATGGACATGCTGTCCAGAGAACCGTCTTTCATCAGCTCGTACGCGTCTTTGGCGTAACTGACGCGCAGATTGACCTGGCCTTTGACATACAGGCCGTGGTCGTCCTGGGTGAAATCGGCAACGCCAACCAAGCGGGTAAGGTCGTGGTACAGCGCCAGTTTCAACTTACCGTTGCGCGTGGTTTTTACGCTGGTGAAGGCGCCTTTGACGATCACATCATCGCCAAGGTCGACGTTCTCGAACACCGCGGCATAGCCTTCGAAGTTGCCGGAATCGTCGGCGGCTTTGACCTCGAAGGGGCAATCAAGCTTGCTGAGCATTTTTCTGTATCTCCCACCGGGTGATGTGGTTGTACTCATCGCCGGACATGGGCGGCTGATTTTCCTTTTCACGAACTTCGTTGATGGTCATCCATCCCGATCCACCCGAGCCGCCGAGGGCAGCCTGGTAGTAAGACGCGCGGCCGGCGCTATCGGCGCGCAGCAAGCCTTCAACCGTGAACTCGACGAAACGGGACGAAGCCCGGTAGATCTTGTCGTTGAGTTCGTCCTCGACAGTGTCGATGTACGGCTTCAGGCCGAAGGTGATGAAACCGGTGAGCTGTTGCTCAAGGTTGGAGCCCATGATCGAAGTCTTGCCGGCGCGGTTAGCCAGCCAGAGCGGAACGCCGTAGATGCCCGCCAAAGCCTCTTCCTGAAACTGTTGGGACTCGATGAACTGGGCGTCTTTCTGGCTTAGGCCGGCCGGCACGATCTTTGGATTGCCCTGAAGAATCGCCATCTTGCCGATGTCATCCACGTCCCCCTGCCGAACATCGGGGAACTTCTCCATGACCTGAGCCTGCTGCTGCTTGGTCAGAAACTGCTCGTAGATGACATAGCCACCGGTGAAACCACCTTTGCGCATGAAGCGCGATGACCACTGTTGACCAGCCTTGGCCAAGCCCATGGTTTCGGCCTGGTACTCAATGGGCGACAAGCCATTGATTCCATCCAGGCTGAACAGCTTGAAATGGAGCATGTTCTCAGGCGATACATGGAAGGCCGGGGCATTCTTGGGTGTGACGATGTAGATCAACTCGTCATCGGTGTTGGGCTTGACCGTGTCGAACCCTAGAGGCACCAGGCCAACTGGTTCGCCGTTACGATTCCGCTCAATCAGCACATACGCATTACCGCGTAGCGCCATGTTCACGACAATGAATTTAAGTAAATTCAGCATGGTCATGTACGGATTTGGCTTTCGAAGCAGCTTCAGCGCACGGTCATTACCTGCCACAAGCTTGCGACCGCCATTCGCGTCATCGTAGAGCTTCAGCGGCAGACCGCTGAGCGATTCCGACAAGATCTTCACGCAGGACCAGACCATGCTGATCGACAGAGCCGTTTTGGTGGTGACCCTTACACCAGCCTTGGTGCGCTTGCCTCCGACCTCAAGATCGACCTCGACATAGTCGCCCGTCGTCGGATCGGTATAGCCGAAGAATCCCCAAGTCGCGGGGTTGTACCATTTAAATGCCATGGTCAGCCTACTAGTCCGAAAAAGCCGTTATTGAGGTAGTCGTCCATGCCTCCGAGCGCCTCTGGATTCAGAGAAAGCAACGAAACTGCGTTGAACGTGGCCATGAGTGGGTCAATTTTCGCGGTGCCGGACGCCTGCTTGGTGATGAGGAATGCGTTTGCCGAGGGCACACCCTTGGCATTACCGCAGGCCCATGCCATCAGCGGCTGTCCGCAGTGCAAAAACGCGCCCTCAGCAAGCTTGCGCTCGGTGGTTTTGATCGCCCCGGTGAGCTTCCACCCTTGGGATATGCCGATAATTTTGTCTTCCTCGACGCCCGCGTCAGCCAGTGCATCAAGCACAGCGCCGATGCCAGCGGGGTCAAGGCCAACTTTGTCCAGCAGCCCGGCTTGGTTGATGCGAGCCACCGTCGCGGCGAGGTGCTCGACGTCATCACCGATCTTTTTAACCAGGGTTAGATCACCAACAGCCGCGAGATCCATGAGACGCGGTGCCTCGGTCTTCCGGCGCGTAAGCACAGATGGGTGAGCGTAGGCGTGAGCCCAGTGCAGCCAGGTGCGCGAGTCACGAACTCGCCCCATGACTGCGAGCCCCAGCAGGTCATCGAGGCCACCACCGTCGACACCGACGACGATCACCTCACAACGCTCGATGAGTGAGTCGAGCGTCAAGCCGGCTTCGGCCTGCGGCTCCCAGAAGTCAGCACCCACCCAACTATCCGACATCAGCGCGAGGCCGATCTCGATGTTAAGGAATTTGGCTAGGAAGCCGCGCACTTCTGCTTCGCCATCCATCTCGGCCTGCATAAACAGGCGCTCGAGGGTGGGCCTGTCCACCGAGTACCCCATATTCGGGTTCACCAGGTGGAAGTTCTCAGGCCGGCGGGCCTCACCGCTCTCGATCATCTCGGGCGGAAACTCATAGATCACCGGAAGGAAACGCGGGTCTTCGATCCGCCCCTCGCGCACACCGCGGGCATAGCTCAGTTTCGATCTGAAGATGCCGGCCGGCGGCTCGTTTGACTGAGTCGTCAGCCAAATAATGAAGCCCTCAGGCCTGGACAACAGGCCGCCAGTGGCCTCGCGGATCATGTCCGGTGCCTTGACGTTCTTGCCGAACAGCCAGGCCTCATCGATCAGCACCCCGACAGCCTTTTTACCGCCAACCACGTCACTGTCAGCCGCCACCACCTTCAGCGTGGCGCCTGTCTCCCGGTGCGTGATCAACTTCAGGTGAGGCTGCACATGGAGCAGTGCGCTCAGCTCTTCATCGTGTTTGACCATTGCCGCGCAAGGCTTGAAGGCGTTGTCCGCGATTTCCTTGGTAGGTGCCAAGATGATGAATTCAGCTTCGAGCCGCCAATTGCGAATCAACGCCGTCAGCATGATCGCCGCCGCAATCGTCGACTTGGAATTCTTCTTCGGGATACAGAGGAAGTACTCGCTGATCAGGCGATGACCGGTCTCGTTGTTATAGCTCCCAAAAATTGCACCAGCAAAGTCGATCACCCAAGGCGCGCACGCCGCCTGGATCGTAGGACAGCCTGGTGCATCGACGATCTTGAGTGATCGAAAAACCTCAAGGCCTTCTTCAGCCTCAGCTGGAAAAAGTGGCGCCGGGATTATTGATTCGCCGGCAGAGAGGCGCCGCCACCAGTCCGGGCAGGCAGTTGTCCATTGCATCGTCTACCTCGGCACAACAGTAAGTGGCGGCTTGCCGGACGAATATTTCCCCTTGCCAGCCTCTTTCGCGGCTTGCGCTCTTTCTTCCTTCTTGCCCGCGTCACCTTTTTTGCCGTGCACATAGGGCACAGCGGTCTGCGCTGCGTTTCGGCGGTCAAAGATTTTGGCCCTGGGCTCATTCATAAGAGCCAACAGCCATGCGAGGGGGTCTTCGGTTGTTGGTAGGCAGTCGAGGTATTCGCCACCGGCTTCATCCTGCTCGGGTGCCTGGTCGTCAGCGCTAGTTTTCGGCTTGCGCTGTTTTTCGGGTTTAACACTCAACTCGGATCGCCGAGCAAGAATTGCACTGCAAATCTTCGGGTCATTTGCCCAGCGTGAGCCAGCCGCGGATGCCGTGGAAGCCTTACAGCCAGCGGCTTCTGCCGCTTCTTTGTTTGACGCACCCCGGGCCTTAGCGTCAACAAACTGTTGCTGTTTGTCTGTTAACACCATTAACAAAATACCTTGGGGTCGGGAAAAAAAGTGCGAATGGGATCGGGCGCGGTCTAGAAGCGATACACCCCCTATATTTAGACCCCCCCCTCCATAGAAATCCTAAATCGCACCATTTTAGTGCGCTTTAGATGGGAATTCCTCTCATTTGAGGTAGAGCTACCAGGACCGTGCAGCACCAGCTTCCTCGGCCTGCTTGACCGAGTCGTGGCATGGCTTACACAGGGTCTGCCAGTTGTTGCGATCCCAGAACACGGACATGTCGCCGCGGTGAGCCTCGATGTGGTCCACGACTGAGCCCGCTGTCACTCGCCCAAGGCGCTCGCAATAGACACAGAGAGGATGGGCATTGAGCCAACCCTCGCGGGCCTTCTGCCACTTGTAGCCGTAGCCCCGCTGGGCAGAGGTTTCTTTCGTCGCTCGCCACGAGTTCGTGTTCACGGCCAGAAGGCGATCAGGCTGGGTCTCGACCCTGTTTGCCAGCGTCTTCAGCCTTCCCATCGGGTGATGCTCCGTCATGTGGTTTGGTGGAAAGAACCGAGGCTGCACGCTCTGCTGCGATCCTCAGCCACTTGACTGCCCTTGCGCGGCGAGCGGCGCATCCACTGCAAGCCATGACTAAGGCGTCCTGGTCGGTAACTTAAAGTCCGTGACCCGGTCAGCGATTGACCTGATCTTCTCCACACCCAGGAAGCCAACCCAGCCACCCACGAACGTGGCCATGCTCTGCGGCAGGCCGAAGAACTCCAGGCCGCTGATGATGGTCAGGGTCAGGCCGCCACAGAGCACGCCTTCCACCAGCATCTGGCGGCGCGAGCCACCACCATAGGTGATGCGCAGCACGGCCATGGCGAATGACAGCCCGGCCGGGTAAAGGATCGGCGCATGCTGGCTCAGCCACGCAAGCATCAATGCCCAGGTGTCTGGCTTATCTGGCATGTTCGGCATCTCAGGTTCCTCCCTTTCGGGGAGTGAATTGATCCGGCTCCAGCAGCACTCCCAGCTCGGAGCAATGGGTGTGGTGGAGCCGAAAACGAAAAAGCCCCGGCGAATGCCGAGGCTTGGTATAGGTAATTCCCCCACGCTTGCGGAGAGTTTTAGCTGTTAATTTTCGCTGGCTACGCTAAGTGAGCCGAGACTGAAACCCTCAATGCTGGATATCTTTCCTCGCCAGAGGGTGCCAGTCGATGGAACTGGATGAGAAGCACCTGTAAACACTTGAGCATTTTTCATATGCGCGAATTGACAGGCTAGCTGATCGTCTTCATCAGCAGTAAGTTTGGGCTGGAGGGCCATAATCAGTTCTTTGCCGGCATCTTTAGCTACTTCAGGAAGCGCCGTAGCAAAGTTAGATGCCAAATGCTCAAAGTAAGCTGCCTCAGATATTAAATTCCCACTGACCAGATTTCCACCAATCGTGAATGTCACAGGAATTGATACTCCTGCTTCCGCGTCATTCACAAATGACGCAAACCACTGAACAAGCCAGTCAGTTTGACGACCCTCCCATTTGGTCTTTGTGTAAATATCATCACTAAGCTGCTCTCGCAGCGCGTCGATCCGGGATTTCACTTGTTCTTCTGACACTGATAGCTCCTTGCCACTGGGTTAAGGAGCAATCTATACACCAACGCGAAGTAAACAAAAAGCCCGACACAATGGTCAGGCTTCCTATCTAGTGTCGCCGCTTGAAAAGCTGAACACGATGTCATGAAAACAAGGCTATTCCGCGTGTGCAAGTATTTTTTACGCGGCTTCGATGAATCGCTCCAGAGAGCAGTCAATCCATCCGACGCCAGTCTTGATGATCTCCCTGGCCTTGGCCTCGCTCATGTCGTACTTGTTACCTATCCGCTTGGCAGGCCACTTTGCCGCGTAATACAGCCAAACGAAGTCACCCATCTCAGGCGCACGCTTGCAAAGCCTGGCGACGGCGCCATCAACAACAGTAGCCAGTTCATCCGTTATGACATAGGACCTACTTGTCGATGGGATCATATCTCTCATGATTGCCCAAGACGGCGAAACATAGCTCGGCACGCCCATACCATCCATGCGCCAGAAGCCCCACTGCTCAAGCATGTACTCGGTATCACCCAAAGGGAGACGTGCAGGTTTTCTGGTATTCATGCGACTTTCCTCGGATCTGGATCACTCAGGCCAAACAGGTCACGCAGCAACCGATCAGCGGGTTTGTTTTTGGCGTTACCCTCGATCAGCCATCGCTGCCCGAAGTCATGGAACCCGATCTGAGCCCGACTGCCGTGCCAGCTGGCGACCATATCCAACAGGTAAGCCAGTGCACTCGGCCCGCCGACTTTGACCTTGGCCAGCTCCTCACCGGCGATCTTCAGGAAACGGCGTTCCAGGTCGCTCATGCTTTTCCGCGGCAACGCCGCTGCTACGTTACTCATGGTCTTTTCTCCCCTTCGTGCTGCCGGTGAATTTCAATACGCGCCCCATCTCCACCTCTTCGGTGGTCGGCGGTTTACCTCCGAAATCAACGAACCTGACGTACTTACCTTGCTGCTGAACAAGGCACGAACCGACCTTGGCGTGCCTGACCTTACCGACGATGAGTTCGGTCACTCCGTTCTGGCCCTCTTCGCTGTCCATATCGCGGTGTACCAGGATCACCACGTCGGCGTCCTGTTCGATCTGTCCGGAGTCACGGATGTCGCTCGGACGAGGGCGTTTGTCTGGGCGATTGGTTGAACCGCGGTTGAGTTGGGCCAGTACGATTACCGGGATCTTGAGCTCCTTGGCTAGGTTCTTGAGGGCCGTAGAAATCTTCCCAACCTCGATAGAGCGGCTTGCGCTACCTTCGGCGCTGATCAACTGGACGTAATCGACCAGCAACACGCTGAGCCCTTCCCTGCGCTGGCACTGGCGGGCAATTGAGCGGATGCGGGGCATCGTCATGCCGGCCTGGTCATTGACGAACAGCTTGGCTTCGTTGAGGACGCTCACTGCACCTGTCAGCTTTGGCCAGTCATGATCTTCAAGGTCGCCACTGTCCAGCTTGCTCAGGTTGACGCTCCCAAGCGATGCAAGGCCGCGCGTGATCAACTCTTCCTTGGTCATCTCCATGGAGAACGCTAAACCGACGCCATTGAGCTTGCAGGTGACGTGCTGTGCGATTTGAAGCCCGAGGATCGTCTTGCCTGAGCCGGTCAGCCCGCCGACAACGATCATATTGCCAGGGCGTAACCCTCGCACCAGCTCATCAAGATCCTTCAGCCCGGTCGAAAGCCCTGTAGGCATCGTCTTGTTGAACTTCGAGTCGATGGTGTCGACCACGCCAGGCAGGATCTCGCTGGCGCTGTAGTAATCCCGCTGTCCGTCGTCGTCCAGATCACGAAGGTCGGCGGTGGCCTGCTGGGCAAGTGCGATGATCTCCGCCAGCGGAAGGTCTTCAGTGGCCTGCTCGCGAATCACGTCTCCGGCCTCGACCACACGCCGAAGTATTGCTCGCTCGCGAACGTGCTTGGCGTACGTCTTCCAGTTAGCGGTGCTGGTCACGTTATTGGCGATCTCGACTGCGAACGCCAAAGTGCTATCGCCGCTCGGCAGTTTGGGCCGCCATAACCCAACGGTGACCGGATCAATCGGATCACCGGTGGCGTGGCAATCAATGATTGCCTGGTAGAGCGCGGCGTTCTCCAAGTCGTGGAAATCGGAGACGCTGACCTTGCTGGTGACCTCGTCGAACAAATCCGGTTTGAGCATGATCGCGCCAAGGACGCCATGCTCCGCTTCGATGCTGAACAGTTCGCGGCTCATGCGGCACCTCGCGCAGACGCCCAGCGAAATACCACCACAATGCCACTCTTGTCGCGCAGGCGGTCAACAGCCCTATCCCCCAGGCACTGGCGAAGCTCGTTTACGCCCAAGTTGCTCACCACGATCGTGGGCTTGATCTTCTCGTAACGGCCGTTGATCACCTCGAACAACACCTGGCGTTCAAAGTCGGTGCCGTGTTGGACTCCAACCTCATCGATGACCAGTAGATCGGGACGAATCAGGTCGGCGTATACATCCGCCTCGGTGCGCCCGCGATTACCGAAGGTGGCCTTCACGTCGCGGATGATCGAGCCGGCGGTAGCGTAAAGCCCGACAAGCCCAGCCAACGCGTGTTGACGAATCACAGCCTGCAGCATCGAAGTGCCCAGGTGCGTTTTGCCCGTGCCCACCGTACCCAGCAGCATCGCGGACCGGCCTACAGCGAAGTTCTCCTCAAACGCTTCGACAAACCCACCACACGCAGCGAGTGCCTGGGCCTTCGCAGGTGCGTCTGCGCTCCAGTTGGACAGTGTGCAGGCCGTGAACCGCTCCGGGATGCCAGCGTCGAGCAGGCGCTCGTTCAGCAGCCTATCCCGCTGGATACCCGCCGCCTTCGAGCGCTGATCAAGGTCTTGCGAGTGGCGAGCGTCGAAGTGGCAGCGTGGGCAGCCGAACCAAACAGGATCAGCGCCGAACTGGGCCACAAGGTTGTCAGGGAACTGGCCATGCTCACGGCATTCGCCCGCCCGGGTTTCCAGGGTGTACTTCGGTTTCGTGGTCATGGGGTCACGCTCGCAATTCGATAGGTGCCGTCGGCCTGCTGCTCGAGGCCGTCTTCGTGGTTGATCTGGTCGAGATTGGTATGACGAGATTGGGAGTTGCTGGCCGGCTTAAGCACGTCCGTCCAGCGTTCACCGTTCAGCCAGGTCGATGCCATCGGCACGTACTGGCCATCGTCCTTGGTCCAGTCACGGGAAACTCGGTGGCTGCCCAGGGCGGTCATCAGGGTCTGGCGGAGCTCAGCGTCAGGCTTGAGCTTGTCCCAGGCCTTGCGAGCGTCCTTCTTCGATTTCTTGTTCGGGTACAGCTTCCAGAACACTTCGAAAGCCTCGGCTGTTTCAGCTCCCGGTGCGCACAAAGGTTTTTCAGTCTTTGCTGCCTCTTTCAGTCCTTGCTTACCTTCAATACTTACTAGTGTCGGATTTGCCGGATACGGTTGAGCCGTATACGGTGAAGCCGGAAGCGGCTGATCCGGAAGCGGTGATTCAGAGACGAGATAGTTGATTTCACCCAACACGCCAGACTCGGAGCGATCCTGGCGGCGCTGGACGTAACCGGCGCTGATCAGCTCCTGCAGCAGTCCGTAAACACCATCACGGCCGGTGGGTTTTCCTGATGCGGCAGTTTCACCGCGCAGGTGGGCCACGGAGATCTCCCAGTGGTCAGGCTTGCCCAGCAGGAAGACCAGCAGCCCCCTGGCGGCCCAGCTGAGGCGCTGGTCTTCGCTGATCGACTTGTTGAGCAGGTAGAAATTCCCCTCTGGTCGAGGGGCGCGAATGATGCTCATACGTTCAGCTCCCGCGTTACCCGGGTGATGAAGTCGTGATAAGCCTCACTCATGACGAAGCCCGCCTGCTCCAGCATCTCGCGATGGGCCTTGGCGCCGCTGTACATCCTCCAGCGCTCGCGCTCGGGCAGATCGGCGAACGAGGCATAGCTCGGCCATGGGCCGACGATTACCGGCGCTGCTGGAGCGTCCTGGGGGGGGGCAAGAGGGTTGATGATCTTCATTGCGTCTTCCCCCCGGTGACTACCGCCAACACTGGCGGAAGCTTTGGCCCGAAGGGTGCCCCAGGCGCAAAAGGGTCAGGCAACAAGTCGCGCGGACATTCCTTGAGGAAATCCGCAAAGGCCAGGTGACAAGCATTGAACAGTGGGGTGTCGTTCCACTCTTGACCGCGACGTGCGGCGCTTTCCTCAACCGCGTGGGCAAACACGAGGTCAGAGACCGAAGTACTCCCGTCCTTCCTTACCTTCTCACGCTCGACAATGTTGACCTCCAGCAGATCGCACAGTCGGTCAAAGCCCAGTCCTGCCGTGAGCCCCTCAGTGTCCAGCATCAGCGAGCGGCCAAAGCCAACCAGCACTGTGCGCAAATCGTCAAACTGCTCCTTGCGATGCTGACTTGACTGCTCCTGAAGTTCGTAGATCTTGTTTGCAGTGAAGGGAAGGTGATGGCGCAATTTGCCCGCTTCGCGGCGAAGCGCACGCCTCTCCGAGTTAATAGCGTCGAAACGCTCACCAAACACCCGACAGATACGGCGAGTGGTTATGAGGCTGGTGCTCATGCTGGCGCCGGGCTTTTGTGCTATTCGGACAAGTTCGCGCACCAGGTTGAAGCTCGCGGGCAACTGCTCCGCACTGCTATTTTGTGTGTTCATGCGAGGTTCCTCTGGCGCAGCTTGAAGCGGCCTTGCTGAATATCGGGATGGGTGGCGCGCTCGGCGGTGACGAAGGTGCACTCGGTGACGAAGCGGTCGAAGCGACGAGTGATGTCAGCGGTTGGCCAGATCGGGTAAGGCTGGGCGCCGTCGTCAGCGTGCTTGCTGCGCACCATGGCAAACGGCAGTGGCGCTCCAGGGATGTCACGCATCACAGCGTTGATCACCCAGGGCGGCATGCCGTGACGAAGGTTGATGCGCTCGCGGATCGTGGTCATCGACTCGAAACCGGCAGGCCGTGAGCCGAGATAACGAACCTGCTCGACGTTCGCCACGCGGGTTTCGATCCGCTCCAGCGCCACCTGCTGCTCACGTTGCTGACGCTCGACCGCCACCAGGTGGTTGGCATTGGCGGCAGTGATCTCGGCTTGGGTCATTGGGCGCGCGGTCTGTTTTTCCAGCTCGCGCCAACGCTTGATCACTGCCATACGCATGGCCGCGCTGTAGCCAGTCAACAAGCAATCGGTATGCTCGTGATCGAGCAGGTACTCGATTTGCTGCCGGTTCATGCTATCGAGATAGATCCCCTGAAAAGTCAGGACATCTATTTTCAGCTCCGAAAGCATGCCCCGGATGTCAGCCATGACGTTGTCGTGCCGCTTCCCGGTAAGCTCGGCAATTTCACGCGAGGACATGGTGACGGCACCGCCGTCTTGGAATTTGGCGATGGTCATGGATTCACCTTTGAATTGATGGCGGTGTGAAAATCCTCGTCCGCACGCTCCAGATCCTCGTTTGCCATCTGGACAAAGGAGCGCATGGGAATCTCGTCAAAGCTCGATCCGAGCCTCTCAGCGGCAGACTCAAGCCAATAGGCGATCTCGCTCATGAAGCCGGCGCGCTGACCTTTCAGGGACTGCATCTCCTCTTCAGTCGTGACCGTCTTGTTATCCATAGAGGCGAGCACGCTTCGCAGTTTGCTGCCGCCCAGCCTGAGAGGGTTTTGACGCTCGTCGCGCAAGTACTTCATGAACATGCGGGCAGCGAATCGACCAGCATCAACGCCACCAAAGAAGCCGCCGGTGAGCGGAACGCCCCAGTTCGATTGATACCTGCTGTGATCGCGACCAACGAACGGGAGGCGGCCCCACGCGTCCTTAACTTCCATCTTCGACCGAAGGCTTATCTGTTTGCCCTTTGGCAGCGGGCGTTTGGATTTCGGGATAGTCATTGGCAGCTCCTGACGTGAACCGCGTCGTGAGCAGCGCCAGCGTGACGGCTCTTCCAGAAAAAGTTGCCGGTTGCAAAAGTGATCGATTCCAGGCGAGCCTCGATCTCGGTAGCGAGAGGATTGCTCCAGCCGCCGTCAAGCGTTGGGACGATGCGACCCGGAAGGATCGTGCGCAATTCGTTGAAGGTTGCGCGTGCATCGTTCATGCGCGCCATTTGCTCGGCGGTGACAACGGCGTCATCCAGCAGCTCGCCATGGATTTCCAATACGGCAGGGAGCTTGTTCATGACTGCACCTCACTTTCCCGCGCCACGTTGTGGGTTTCGTCATTTTGTGGCGCGTAACCTTCGTACGGCCCGAACTGCCCGAGACGCGCGCAAAGCTCGTAACCTGGGCGCTCTGCTGAGCGGACAGACTTGATGAGGTCGGTCATGCGTTCATCCATTCGAAGAAACTCTTCGAATTCCGCAGACCAACCAGCAGCCCAAATGATGCGAACTGAATGAGGACAAACCTCCTGTTCCAAAATCGACTTAAGCTCTCGAGCAACGGCTTCATCAAGCAGGCCAGGATATGAGCGTTTGGATCTAGCCTCTTCATAAACGACTTGCACCTCGAAATAGGTGAAGCCAGCACGGTCGGCTACTGACCGTGGCAGGTGTTGCGCTTTTGGGGGCGCGGTGGTATTTTTTGGGTGTGTCATATCGTTCTCCAGAACGAAGAAGTACCTAAGCGCTTGCTCTAACAAGTGCCGATTGAGAACCCGCTGCCAGGCGGGTTTTCTGCTTTCTGGGATTCAGAAAGTCAGAATTTGAAGCAGGCGCACTATCAGGGCGGTCCTGTTGTTTGTTGCTCTGGTGCGTCTGCGTGTTTCAATCTTGAATTCCTTCTACTGGGGTTATATCCAGTTCGCATAGGATACTTCAGGTATCCAGCCAAAGTGCGGCCAGCCCGGCGCATACGAGGAACACAACTCGTTAGCGCCCCGGGAACTTGCTAATTTCTTTTGCTGATGCCGAGCCATCTTCTTCCAGATCCACAAAAATGGTCCTACCTGCTGCGATTGCTTTCGACAAAGCCGGTCCTGTACAACCCAGATCTATCGCTGCCTGCTTCCGGCCTTTTCGCTCAATGAAATCTTCGAGTGGAATGCCGCTCGATACAGGATTCATCGGGAGGCCTGCTGAGTACTGGATGCGCATACAGAGCCATCAGGCCCACGTGCGGCAATGGGTAATTGAGCGGAAGATTCACCTACCTTGTGGCGAGCTTCGACCTGAGCGATTAGGTCACAGAGAGAAGAGGCTTTGATTGCGCCATCAGTGATGGTCTCAGCAAGTAGTGCCTTTTCGGGGCTGACCTTCTGCGAGCCTGAAAGCCAATAAGAAACCATCGCCTGGGACACACCCAAAGCTTCGCCGGTCTTCGCTTGGCTACCAAAGAATTTAATTAGTGAACTGATTTTTTCAGCCATGAAGACGGCCCCTGATAAGTCTTTTTATAGACTGCACAGAAGCAAACTTCTTTGCAACCCCATAAGTATGTTTATAGGATCAGCGGATGAAACTATCAGACCGCGTCAAAGCAGCCAGGAAGCATGCAGGGCTAACGCAAAGCCAGCTCGCGGAGCGTGTTGGTATTGCTCAAACTGCGATAAGCCAGCTTGAGTCAGGTAAGACCCTTCGCTCCTCATACCTCCTTCAAATCGCTGAAGCTTGCGGTGTCTCCGTTATTTGGCTGTCTTCGGGCTTAGGTGGAATGCTCATGTCTCCAGAGCAATCAGCCTTTCATGTCGAAGGCAAGGAGCAGTGGGAAGCATTCGAAGAAGGCATGGACCTGGCTCACAAATATAACGACGAAAATTCAGAGTCGAATATGGGAGCAGTTCCCATAAGCGTGTGGGATGACGAAACTCCGCTTGAGGATGATGAGGTGGAAATCCCGTTCCTGCGCGAGGTCGAATTGTCCGCTGGAGGCGGGCGCACCGTGATCGAACTAAGCAATACGACGAAGCTGAGGTTCGGCAAGCGGTCTTTACGCTCGCGAGGAGTTCCGTTTGACCAAGCGGTTTGCGTTATCGTCTCCGGCAACTCAATGGAGCCAGTGCTTCCTGATGGCAGCACTGTTGGGATCAATACCGGCCAGAAATCTGTAGTCGATGGCAAGATGTATGCCCTCAAGCATGATGGTCAGTTGCGAGTAAAAGTTTTATACAGATTGCCCGGCGGAGGAATTCGTCTGAGGAGCCTGAACAGCGCAGAGCACCCTGATGAGAGCTACACGCCAGAGCAAATGAAGGAGCGGGATATCGAGATCATCGGCAGAGTTTTCTGGGGTGCCTCTTTTTTCGGATAGCCCTTACGACCAACAAATGCCCAGTTTTTACTGGGCTTTTTATTGCCTGGCGATCCGAAAATGAGCGACCAGAATGGAAATATAAAAATACTTCTTGTTTTAAAATATCAATATGCTTATATTTCTATTCATTGAAACGCTTCGATGGAGACGAATTTATGAGCACGGTTATCAATTTCGGCAAGTTGCAGGGCACCACCGGATTGCTCGCTGAGCAAGAACTGCGCGCCGCGCTCGCTGTATGCGCCGGTCTGGCGAATAAGGAAATCGCCCGCGTTGTTGGCTGCTCTCCTTGCACCGTCAAAAAATCAATCGAACGTGTTTTCTACAAGCTCGGTGTCACTCGCCGTGCTGCCCTAGTCGCTAAAGCCTTTGCTCTTGGCCTGATCCAGACCACTTACGTGATATCGCCCAACCCAGGCCCGCAGCATCAAGAAGATAGCGACCATTTCCAGGGTGTCTTTACCGCTTAACCCAACCTGATTTTTGCGAAAGCCAACAACGCGGCGGGCCTCCGCTCGCCTTGGAGAAAGTGAATGAGCGCCACAGATTACGATTCCCGCACCGCCGACAAGTTTGTGGTGCGCCTACCCGACGGCCTGCGCGGCGAGATTGAAGCCGCTGCCAATGCTGCCGATCGCAGCATGAATAGCGTTTTCGTCCAGGCGGTACGTCAGTACATGGATGGACAGAACCGCCAGAAGATCCTGCTGGATGCGCTGGCCAACCTCGTCACTATTCCAGTCGCGACTGATTCGATGCACATCGACGACCGCGTGCGGATGGCTGCAAACGCCAAGCGCTACGAGTGGCTTCGCGATCGTGACCGCGTAACCGACCTCGACACCGATCTATGCGCTGCTCGCGACGACACCGCTTACTTCGCGCACGACCTAGACAAGAGCATCGATGACGCAATGCGCCTGGCCCGCCCTGAGGAGTTGCACTCATGCGCCGACTGATCCTCATCACCCTGCTGCTTATCGCAAGGCACGCCACCGCCGGCGAGCAGCTCATCGACGTCCAGCACGACAGCGTGCGCGGCGTCACCTGCTGGATATTGAACAACACCGGCATCAGCTGCTTACCGGACAGTTCGCTCCTACAGACACCCGCCAGCACCGCCGCCGAAGAAAGTCAGGCGGCACGGACTTCTCTGGCAACTTCCATGTGCCAAAACGAGCAATCGCCCGCCGCCCCGCTCCCACAGCAAAAGGGGTTCCAGCTGTGACGCGCAGCAACGGAACCAAGGGCCAGCGCCTGATCGAGCTGTTCAACGCCCTGCAGCGCCGGGAAACCACCTTCGGCCAGATCTACGCAATGTCGGCATCGTGCGGCATTGACGCGCGCCGGGTACTGGCTGATCACTTTCAGCAAAGCGCGAGCACTGCATGAACCCGGGCGCCACAACGCGATGGAGGTAGGTATGTTTTTGACAGCAGAGGAAGTTGCCGACCTGACCGGATATAAAAAGCCAGGGGCACAGATAAAGTGGCTGACCGCCGAACGCTACGGGTTCGCGGTAGGTGGTGATGGTCACCCTAAGGTGCTGCGCCAGGTTGTCATAGGGCGGCTGGGTGGTATTCAATCAAGGAAGGGGCCGGAGCTTCGGCTGGGTTGAGGTGAAGATCGATGCGTCCGCGCAAGAAGGACCGGCACCTGCCGGCGTGCATGTACCAGAAGCATGGCGCTTACTACCTGGTCCGCAAGGGCAAGTGGAAGCGCCTGGGCACCGATTTTCAGGCATCGCTGGCGGAGTACGCCAAGCTGCTGGATAAAGGCAGCATGGGCGGGATGCCCAAGCTGATCGACGACGCGCTCGAGCACATGCGCACTAGGACAAAGCCCCCCCTGAAGCCAAACACCCTCAAGCAGTACGAGACGGCATGCGAGCGGCTGAAGGAAAACTTCGCCGACTTCGAGCCGCGCGAGGTGCTTCAACGGCACGTCGTCGCGCTCAAGCTACACATGGCGGACACGCCGAACATGTCGAATAGGGTGATCTCGGTGCTACGGGCGGTGTTCACCTACGCGCTTGAGCAGCAGATAGTCGATTCGAATCCCTGCATCGGCGTACGTCGGCACCCGGAGCACAAGCGCGACAGGTACATCACCCACGGAGAGTTCCAGGCGATATGCGCCAACTCAAGCGACAACATGCGCGTCATCTACGAGATGTGCTACCTGACCGGCCAGCGCATCGGTGACGTACTGGCCATCCGGTTGGCCGACATCAGCCCCGAGGGCATCGCCTTCAAACAGGAGAAGACGAACGCGAGGTTGCTGGTGCAGATGACGCCAGACCTGGAAGACCTGGTAGCCCGGGCAAAGGCGCTTCCACGGAAGATCCGCGGGCTCACGTTGTTCTGCTCACCGCGCGGCGGTAAACCGGTGCACTACAGTTCGGTCAAGGACGCCTTCTCTATCAGTTGCCGAAAGGCCGGCGTCGAAGATGCGAGCCTTCACGATCTGCGCGCCAAGTCCCTTTCCGATACCGACGACCAAGGTAACGATGCGCAAAAGCTGGGAGGCCACACTGACGCCAAGATGACACAGCGATATCTGCGCCTGCGGAAAATCAACGTAGGCCTTCCACCGAAAATGCCCGTCCAAGACAGGCTGTCTGAAAAATAAGCGACTCAAGAAGCGAACTGAATTATCGCCGCACCCAAATGATTTTCAATGATCTTTCCTGCGTGGGACGACGCAAATGTGTGCATGTAGGAATGGTGCACAGTCAATACCAGGTCCTGTAGCACCTGATCGTCTTCCAAGGGCACGACCTTAAGCCCAAAACCAATTGCATCCTCCATATGAAGGTGACGCTCATGCGTTTTGGTTCCGGCATGATCGTTCAAAGCTGTAACGATAGTTCTGGCTTTCGCGACAGCATCGGCATCATCCTTAAACATTCCCGTTACAAGCCACATGTTAACTATGTCGCCTGCGTGTTCTATCGCCTTTTCACACTCTCCGAGAAACGTCGGATGATATTTGGTGATAATCGCTTGCCACATAGGGATAGAGCCAGGATCAGCCTTAACGCTCTCGACCGCCTTCTGAAATTCTTCGAGAACCCCATAAGCGGGGATCCCGCCAAATTGCGGGTCAAAAGGACCAATATTGGACTGCTTGCCCATGATCAGCTCTTTACAAGCGCAGGCAAGCATAGTTCCAGCCGACATGGATATTTGAGGTACGATGGCTCGAATATCCGTACCAAACATTTGACGCAGATAGTGAACGATGGACTCTGCCGCGGCGATATTACCGCCAGGAGTATGGAGAACAAGATCGAGGCCCTTGGTCCTGTCCATTTGGTAGACTGCATTCATGAAGCCGTTCTTGTCGTCATCATTAACGCTGGACAAACTATAACCAGGCTTTTGCAACCAGCCGGAATAGTAGCAAATCACATTACGCCCAGTATGATTATGCAATTGAGCTATATACTTTCGGCGAACTTTATCAATTCCGTCCTTAGCACCCTGAACTTGCTCAACAAGGATCTCTTGTAGTACTTCATTCCAACTTGGCATAGCTTCATCCATAAAAAAGCCCGGAAAGAACCGGGCTTATTGCTACTACCGAAATTAACGTTTGCCGTTAGTCTCGAAAGAGTTCACCGCGTAAGAAACATTGGAGTCAGTCAAAACCGAGGCGCGCTTAAAAGTATCCGCGCTTCCTGACGAAGTGCGCTCTTGTGGCTTCTGGCTATAAGGGATCTTGAGTAGGGCGAATCCCGCTTCAAAATCTATTCGGTTTGCTTGCATGGGTCTGGTCTCCGTCCAACGTATCCGTACGTGTGTGGTGGGCGGCGATACTAGCAATGCGCCCTCAATGAGAAAAGCACAATTTCGCCAAATTGCATGAATTCAGACAAGGGGTGTTTTCAACTGTTCATTGAATTGACGCCTCAATTTGCATAAGCAAATTAGATGCCAATAATGGCTAAATGCTATTATACGACTTATCCAACCACACCCAGCCTCAAGGCATGCTGATGTCTTTGCTGTAGTATTAGACAAATTTGAATCGTCAAATAGACAGGCAGAGCTGAACCCCCCGTATGACCGACCTCTCCAGCCACACCCCAATGATGCAGCAGTACTGGCGCCTCAAGAACCAGCACCCTGATCAGTTGATGTTCTATCGCATGGGCGACTTCTACGAGATCTTCTATGAAGACGCGAAGAAGGCCGCCAAGTTGCTGGACATCACCCTGACCGCGCGCGGGCAGTCGGCGGGGCAGTCGATTCCGATGTGTGGCATTCCTTACCACTCGCTGGAAGGTTACCTGGTCAAGCTGGTGAAGCTGGGCGAGTCGGTGGTGATTTGTGAGCAGATCGGTGACCCGGCGACGAGCAAGGGGCCGGTGGAACGTCAGGTGGTGCGCATTATTACGCCGGGGACGGTGAGTGATGAGGCGCTGCTGGATGAGCGTCGCGACAACCTGATCGCTGCTGTACTGGGCGATGAGCGTCTGTTCGGCCTGTCGGTGCTGGATATCACCAGTGGCAATTTCAGTGTGCTGGAGATCAAGGGCTGGGAGAACTTGCTGGCGGAGCTGGAGCGCATCAATCCGGTAGAGCTGTTGATCCCGGATGATTGGCCGAAGGACTTGCCGGCAGAAAAACGCCGTGGGACCAAGCGTCGTGCGCCGTGGGATTTCGAGCGTGATTCGGCGCTGAAAAGTCTGTGTCAGCAATTCTCCGTGCAAGACCTTAAAGGCTTTGGTTGTGAAACCCTCACACTGGCCATCGGCGCTGCCGGTTGCCTGCTCAGCTATGCCAAGGAAACCCAGCGCACCGCCCTGCCGCATTTGCGCAGCCTGCGTCATGAACGCCTTGACGATACCGTGGTGCTGGATGGCGCGAGCCGTCGCAACCTGGAACTGGACACCAACCTGGCCGGCGGTCGCGATAACACCCTGCAATCGGTGGTCGACCGTTGCCAGACCGCCATGGGCAGCCGCTTGCTGACCCGTTGGCTGAACCGCCCACTGCGGGATTTGAGCGTGCTACAGGCACGTCAGTCTTCTATTACCTGCCTGCTGGACGGATACCGCTTCGAGAAACTGCAGCCGCAGTTGAAGGAAATCGGCGACATCGAGCGCATCCTGGCGCGAATCGGCCTGCGTAACGCTCGCCCTCGCGACTTGGCACGCCTGCGCGATGCCCTCGGTGCCCTGCCGCAATTGCAGGCCGCGATGACCGAACTGGACACGCCGCACCTGCAACAACTCGCCGTGATCGCCAGCACCTACCCGGAACTGGCGGCGCTGCTGGAAAAAGCCATCATCGACAACCCGCCGGCGATCATCCGTGACGGCGGTGTACTCAAGACCGGTTACGACAGTGAGTTGGACGAACTGCAGGCCCTGAGCGAAAACGCCGGGCAGTTCCTGATCGACCTGGAAGCCCGTGAAAAAGCCCGCACCGGCCTGGCCAACCTGAAAGTCGGCTACAACCGCGTGCACGGCTACTTCATCGAATTGCCAAGCAAACAGGCCGAGTCGGCGCCGATCGACTATCAACGTCGCCAAACGCTTAAAGGTGCCGAGCGCTTTATCACCCCGGAGCTGAAAGAGTTCGAAGACAAGGCACTCTCGGCCAAGAGTCGTGCCCTGGCTCGGGAAAAGATGCTGTATGAGAACCTGCTGGAAGACCTGATCAGCCAGTTGGCCCCGCTGCAGGACACCGCCGCCGCCCTGGCCGAACTGGATGTACTGAGCAACCTGGCTGAACGTGCACTGAACCTTGACCTGAACTGCCCGCGCTTCGTGAGCGAGCCGTGCATGCGCATCGTGCAGGGGCGCCACCCGGTGGTGGAACAGGTGTTGACCACACCGTTCGTCGCCAACGACCTGTCGCTGGACGACGATACTCGCATGCTGGTGATCACCGGTCCGAACATGGGCGGTAAATCCACCTACATGCGCCAGACCGCGTTGATCGTGTTGCTGGCACACATCGGCAGTTTCGTACCGGCTGCCAGTTGCGAATTGTCGCTGGTGGACCGCATTTTCACGCGGATCGGCTCCAGTGATGACCTGGCCGGTGGCCGTTCGACCTTTATGGTGGAAATGAGCGAAACCGCCAACATCCTGCACAACGCGACCGAGCGCAGCCTGGTGCTGATGGACGAAGTGGGTCGCGGCACCAGCACCTTCGACGGTCTGTCCCTGGCGTGGGCGGCGGCCGAGCGATTGGCACACCTGCGTGCCTATACGTTGTTCGCTACCCACTACTTCGAGCTGACTGTACTGCCGGAAAGCGAGCCACTGGTGGCCAACGTGCACCTGAACGCCACCGAGCACAACGAACGCATCGTGTTCCTGCACCACGTACTGCCAGGGCCGGCCAGCCAGAGCTATGGCCTGGCCGTGGCCCAATTGGCCGGTGTGCCAAACGATGTGATCCTGCGCGCCCGCGAGCAACTCAGCCGCCTGGAAACCACGGCCCTGCCCCATGAAACCGTGGTCGCCAGCCCTGCCAAGGCCGCCAGCAAACCTGCCGCTCCGCACCAGAGCGATATGTTCGCCAGCCTGCCCCACCCGGTACTGGAAGAGTTGGCCAAGCTTGACGTGGATGACTTGACGCCGCGTAAAGCGCTCGAAATGTTATATGCACTGAAGGTTCGGATATAACGCTGACGCTTGCAAGCTGGTAGACTCTCGCGCGGTTTGGGATGCTGCGGGCTTTTTAGCCTGGCCTGCAGACTATCGCTCCCAAACCTCGCGAGCCCTGCCACAAAGGGTTTCGCTGCCGCCGCCTGAGGAGAAAATTAGAAATGACCTTCGTCGTCACCGACAACTGCATCAAGTGCAAGTACACCGACTGCGTAGAAGTCTGTCCGGTGGACT